TGTTTAAGAGATTAAACAACCGCTTTCGATACCAGTTTCTTTTCTCACAGCTTTCGTTCTCAAGCTTGCTTTTGCGCAAATTGTTTCTGTTGCTATAGTGGTTACTCGCTGCCTTCATTGGTTACCAAAGCCCACTATTTCTAACTTTGCTTTTGCGACACTTCTTTGTTCTTTTGATCATCTGTGTTTATTCCCAATGGCTTTTCCCCTGTTTGTTGATACCTTTGAGCATGTTGCAAAATATGACAAGAAATACTATGGATCTTTTCCAGCCACCTTCACTCTGATTGCTGGAGGTGGGGTGATTGATCTTGAGGAAATGTTTTCTGGAGTCCGCAAACTAAAGCGCCATTTGACGCTACATCGAATGTTTGCGGGCTGTGTTCTGGGCATAGAAGTTGCTGAGCGTGACTGGGATAAATATCCATATCTTCTTCTGGATGAGGTGGTGGATATCCTGGAAGCAAGTGATCTGGCCAAGATTGGCGTTGCTGACATGTATACTTTCATCAGAGGTTGCATGTTTCATTACCTTGATGCTGAGTTTGTTTGTGACAAGTATCACAAGCTGCTACAAACTCCTTCTGAAACTTCACTTGCACAAGGACTTATGTCCTCGTGTGCGTCTTTTGCTAGGAAGCTTCCTAGCATTGTTTATGAAAAATGCACAGACGCAGCTGCTTTCTGTGTGAAATCTGTTTGGACCGTTTTGGAGGACTGCTTCAATAAGGCTTTCGGTAGCTTTTGCCCACATGTGTATAATGTTCTGGGCTGGGTTACAAAAGCCTTCCAATCTTTTAAACTCTGGGCGGAGCATATAGTTGAAAATGCTTTTTCCTGGCTCTGCTGTGCTCGTGACAGTGTAGTTATGGGTCTTGCTTTGACGAGCATGACATGCTTGGTTGCTCTAGTTGAGCGTTTTCTGGTTGCCACAGGACTTATGACAGCAGCTTTGGGTCTTCCAGCTATGTTCCTGACGTTTGCTGTTGGAGCTATATGTGGATATAAAGCTCTTGTTTCAGCAGCTGGAGCTAATGAGAATGGGTATGCTGCTGCTCTTGTTGACATGGTCAAAGGATCATGTATGGCACTCCTAAATTCATTGTGGCCTTCCCTTAATGTTGACATCCAAAATAAGATGTATGACATTAAGAAGGTTGCTAAGGAAGAAGGTAGGGCAAGGGCTATAAAGCGCCATCAGGAGAAAATTGGGCGATCTGAACCCTTTTCAACTGAGGAACATCTTCAGCAGCAATGGGAAGATTTCATTCATTATCGTCCTTCGATTTTCACTGATGACCCCCAGAATTGGGTGTTTAGACAACAATATTGGGACAATCAGAGTGATAATGCTCAGTTTTCTCCTATTGGTGTTCTGGAGACCGTTGCTGCCTCAGTTTCAAGCTGGAATTCCAGCACTCTCGTCGGAGTGGGAAGAACATGTGCAGCTTTTTCACAGATCAAGAATGGAGTGTCAGCATTGAAAGACATTTTGGCCTATATATGTGGCAAGCTGTATGATTGTGCTGATAGCGTGTTCGGGTTGCAATCCGCAATACTCAATGATGCTGCAGTCTTGCTCGGTCAGGATTTGCCCTCTTGGCTCAAGGAATGTGATGCTATGGTTGACTATATGCACTTGTTTGCTGTAGCTCCGCGAGATGTCATTGATCGCATGCAAAAGCTTCTCAGCCTTGGGAGGCAAATGCGATCTGTTTTTATTAGCAGCGAGCGCAGAGGTTCTGCTCAGGTTCTCTCACTAATAACTAAGGCAATTGATAAATTAGAGACCCTTTATCATGGAGCCATACTTGCAGGGTCGAATTTACCGCGTAAAGCCCCTTTCTTTCTGTTTCTTACTGGAGAATCAGGAGTGGGGAAAAGCTCTTTAACACAGAGGCTGACACGCGATTGGCTGGTTCATCATGAACTAGGACAAGACTGCAGATATGCACGCAATTCCCAAGACCCCTTCTGGTCTGGATATCGTCGACAAGCAGTTGTCACGTATGATGACTTTGGAGCCATTGTTAAAGAGCCTTCGGATGAAAGTGAAATAATTCCTATTGTTTCACGGGATCCTATGTCTCTTAACATGGCTAGTTTGGAAGAAAAGGGAATGTTCTTTGATAGCAGACTACTTGTGGCTAGTAGTAACTTTCTAGCTCCCAGTCCCAATTCCCAAATCCATGACAATGATGCCTATGCTCGTAGGCGCCACCTCGTCGTGCAGGTGGAGCTCAAGAGGGGTATTCCCTACAATCCAAACGTTCCGACTGAGAATCAGCGGTATATTGTTCGAGCCACAAAAGCTCCCTATACGATCGCTGAAACCTTTGAGACTTACGAAGATCTCTGGACACACTTCCTCAATAAATTTGACGAACATGAGGAGGGTGAACAGCAGTTTTTGAAGTCACTTTCGATTCCCTCAGGAAACCAAAGCACGGCTATGCAGGCCATATTTGCTGCTAGCACTTTCATGTTGGCGTATGCGCCTGGTTCGATTCAGGCGCACATTACAACTCAAATGAAAGAGATGCACTATCTGGCTGTTAGAAAGGGCATTTTGTATGTATGGGGCGCCAACGATGAATTGCAACGTGTTGACCTTAAGGGCATTGCAGATGCTGAAGACATTCGTCGTGCAGAAAGGGACAGTTTCAGATCAGCACTGCAGTTTGAATACGTGCTGCGCGCTTTTCCCGATCTAAACCCTCTGGCTGTGCATTATACAATGGAAATTATTAAGCATGGTTGGCTTAATGAAGATCTTACTGTTGGTAATAACTGTCCTGATGACTACACGAGGAAACTCCTTGAGAGTTTTCCTGAATGGATGCGCCAGTACATGTTTATACTTTCTGAGGCACACTTGACAGCAGAGAAGAAACCCTTCTTTCAGGATCTGCTCACTGATTTCAAACAACAGGTGTGCCGCCTTTATGCCACGGACTTTAACAGATGGAATCCGATCCTTAAGATAGCTTTTGGCTGTGTGCTAGCCATAGCTGTTGGAGGAACGGTTTACTCACTTTTCTCCTCATTGTGGCAATGTGGAACGGGAGCAAAGTTCATGGTGGCAGCTACCACAACTTTTGCAGCAGGACAGAGTGTGCCTCCTAATCGGCAAGAGGTCACAGAATACAAATTTCGCAACGTACCTTTTAGGTCCAAGCACTGGAGTAAGGGGCAAGCATGTTATGGGGATTCTGCCAATTGGATAATGGATAAATGTATGGCGAGTCTCACTTATGGCAGTTATGTTGCCCAAGTGTGTATCTTGCCAGGGAACCAGTTGGTGGGTGTGAATCACTTTTTGAGAGTGATACCTACTAACACAACTGTCAAGATTCAGTCAGGTCAAGGTGACTACTGGATCACGTGGAATAAAGCCAAACTTGTTTGTTCCCAGGATAGTGAATTGGCTGTCTACCGATGTTCCCAGGTTAGACAGGTTCCACAGAGTGTGCTGGATAGATGCATTTTCGATGTGGAGAGGGATCTGCCCAGGAAGTTTGAAGCTACATTCTTGTCCTATAAATACTTCTTGGACTCACAGCAGTTTGTTCCTGAGATTGCTAAGATAGATGTAGATGTTCGTTCTACATCCCACTCAGTTATGGTTGGTTCTTATGTGAGACAGATACCACGCTTCATGACCTATGAGGCAAATACTATAGACGGTGACTGTGGTTCTCTCATTGTGGCTATGAAAGAAGGAAAAGCATGTCTCGTGGGCTTACACATTTCAGGTGTCAACGGTTATGGGATCGCTGGATTTCTTCCTTTCGTACACCAGAGCTCTCAAGGTCAGTTCGATCCGGGAATGTATTCTCGTGTTGAAGAATTTGAGGTGTCTGCGCCCCTTGGAAATGGCTGTTACCAGGTTGGTTTTTTAAAACCAGAGGATCGTTTTCGCATATCCACCAAATCCAGTTTGGTGGAAACACCAATTGAGTGGCATTTGGAAACTCCTTGCGAGAAAATACCTAGTGTCATCACAAAAAATGATCCTCGCTTGCTTGGTACAGAACATGTTGATTTCAATCCTTACTACTCTGGTATGGAAAAGTACTCACAGGAAGCTGGACCCTTTGACCAAGACATTCTAGGTGCTGTGTGTAATGAGATCGTTGAGGAGTGGAAGGATGCTTCTTCCCACTTTACATTTGAGGATGCCACTTTGGATGAAGCTATCAATGGTGTTGAAAATTTGGACTACTTTGACTCACTTGTGATTGGAACCTCAGAGGGGTATCCTTACGTGCTTGAACGAGAGAGAAATCAGAAGGGCAAGTCACGATATCTGGAGGGAGAAGTTGGGAGTCTGAGAATACAGCCCGATTCAAAAGTTGCCAAGGATGTCTCTTCATTGTATGAAGAATGTGCCAATCAGGTGCCGGAGTTAGTGGGAATCGAGTGTCCTAAAGACGAGAAAGTCAAGCGTGCCAAGGTTTTTGGGAAGCCTAAGACCAGACTTTTTACAGTTTTGCCGATGTCATACAACCTTGTTGTGCGTATGAAGTTTTTACGCTTTGTTCGGTTTCTCATGAAAAGAAGGGATGTGCTACCTTGTCAGGTTGGTATCAACCCTTATAGTCGGGAATGGGATAGAGTTGCTTCAACACTCCTGGAAAGAGGAGAGAATATTCTTTGTTGTGATTATTCCCGGTTTGATGGTTTTTTACCCAAGAGTATTATGGCCAGAATCGCAGGCATGATCAATTCTTTGTGTGGAGGTTCTCAAACTGATTGCTCCCAACGAGAAAATCTTCTAATGGCATGTGTTGGTCGATTTGCCATTTGTGACAAAGTGCTCTATCGTGTGGAGAATGGAATTCCGTCTGGTTTTCCTTTAACAGTCATCTTGAACTGCATTCTGAATGAGATACTTGTTAGATATGTGTATAGGCAGACATTCAAAGAAAATCCTGTGGTGGCAAGTTCCTTTCGGGATTTGGTGTCCATGGTTGTCTATGGAGATGACAATCTCATTTCTGTGCATGATTCCATCAAAACACAGTTTAATGGGGAAGTTATCCAAAGAGAAATGGCCAAGCTCCACATAACTATCACGGATGGGGTAGACAAAACTCTTCCACACCTGGCATTTCGAAGACTGCAAAATTGCGATTTTTTGAAGCGTTCCTTCAAAATGCAAGATGGTTTATGGGTAGGACCCATGGAGAAGGAAAGTTTGTGGGGGCAGTTGCACTATGTTAACACCAAGAACCTTGAGATGAAGGAGGCTTACCTCACCAATTTGGAGTCTGTTTTGCGAGAACTTTTTCTACATAGCAAACAAGACTGTATGAACTTGCGACGAAAGGCCTTGAACATCTCTTGGATCAATTTGGGTGATCTTCCGTCGCTTGATAAGATTGAGAGTTTTTTTACGGAGCAGAGAGGAGAGACTAGACCCTACAACCTGGTCTGTGATTTGATGCTCAATACAGCGTTGCTTGGGCCCTTGAATGATCCGAACGAAAAGCTGTCTCAGAATATGCTTGAGATACTTCCCAATTTGTGGGTTTCTGGTTCTAAGACCTACCTTGCTGAGCCAAATGACTATGTTGTTTGGCTCAATCATTATGGAAGAAAAGACAATTCTCTTGTTTTGCGTTTTCCATCTGGAACTGGGAGGGGTGGTCTTCCGACAAAAAATTGGCTCGAAGAAAACTATCTGAGAAAATCCTCCAATGTGTACAAATTGCTGAAGGAGGCTTATGTTGCTCACAGGCGTATAGTTTTCATATCGCCCAACGACAATGTAGTGGGATTGGTTTTTCTCACTCTCTTTGCGGCACGTTGTGGTGCTATCAAGAGGGAGGATTCGAATGTCTTGCTTACAGTAGCTATGAATCAAACCAAAAGTTTGGGTTACCTTCCCAGTGAGATGGGAGATTATTTTTAACTCTCTCGTTTCCCAACATCGTCTCGTTTTCTGATATCGTATAATCAGAACTACCAGAAGTTTTCTGGTGTGCCGGCGGACACTTATTCTGTTTGGTTCTTCAGACCTGCTTGTTGGTTCAAGTAACCAATCCTCTCGTTGGATTTCGAGCCCCACCTGGGTTATGGTTTTATTTTGTTTGTGTTGTTTTCTCTCCTTTTGTTTGTCTGTAACTTTTGTTGAGAATTGGTGAAAGCCCAATCGGACAC